CAATTTAATTTGAAGTGATGCAATATATTTTGCATCTTTACCTGCTAATGTGATTGTATCTAATGCTTGACGCAATACACTTAAATCTTGTGCTGTAAACATAACTTATTATTTTTGTGATAAATATTGTTGCTGTAACTTATATACTATATTATATACAGTTTCTAACTGTTCACCTTTGAACATTGAATTTTTAATTAATTCTAACAAGTACTCAATTTCTTGTTGAATTAAAATATATTCCTCCCGATTATTTTGGGTAACCGGAGAGGAACTATTATTTGTATTATTTTTATTTACTATTGACATAACCTATTTGAAATTAATTTTATGCATACATCCAAATTGTACCATCATTTGCTGTATAAATCGCACCTTCTTTAGCAAACTCACCTGTAACAGGTTTAGCTGCACCATGAGCTGCTTCTGTGAATACATATGACATAAATGAACCACTTACACCAGATGCAGCAGTAGGATCCAATGCATTCGTAGTATCAATTAAACCATCTTGGAATCCCCAACGACCTGTTGCAGAATCAAAACCAAATGCAATATTACCAGCAGCTAAAGAACCTCTATCAATAACAATACCACCATCCGTAGTACCAGCTGATCCAGAAGCTAATAAAATAAATTTATCTTCTACATATAAATCTTGTGTATTAATATAAGTAGCAGTACCATTAACAAATAAATCACCAGTTACTGTTAAATTGTTTCCAATTGTTACATTGTTTGGCAATCCAACTGTTATTGTTTGACCCGATACCGATGTTTCTACTTCATTTGTTGTACCAGCAACAGTTAATGTTTGTGATGCTAATGCGACTGTGCTAGGACCACCTGTTCCTGCATCTATAGTTAATGTGGAAACTAAACCTGTTAATTGAGAACCATCACCTTTAAAAGAACCAGTAAATGAACCAGTTAATGAAGAAGATGCACCTGATAATTGTAATGAAGTAGTACCTGTAACTGTCGTACCATTATCAGTTAAACTCGTATCTACGAATTTACCATCAGTGTTATTCCATTTAACAATTTTATTATCAGATAATTGAGCTGCACCAGAAACTGTTAATGTAACAGCTGCAGAACCATTATAAGAAGTCGCACCACCTAAACCTTCGCCGATAGTTAATGCATTTGTTAAACTAGCAGCTGTTACACCTGTTAACCCACTACCATTACCAATGAATGATCCTGAAAATGAACCTGAATGAGATAATCCGGTTGCTCCAGTTGTTGCGACGATTGTACCAGTACCATTAATTGCTGTAGTAGATAAATTGCCGGCACCGCCACCAATAACTACTTGTCCCGACGTCAAGTTATCTACCTGTAATGTTGCTAAGTTAGCATTACTGCCGGATAATATGACCTTTTTCCATTCTGCCATTTTATGATATTCCTATGTTATGTTTAATATAAATATGTTATTAAATTTATTCCAGTCCAACGAATACAGAACTAGATGTAAAATATATTCCGCCAACTGGTGCAGGATCTGATAAATTCATTGACTGTGTTGCTAAAACTAATACTCCACTTTGTGTAACTGATAAAATTGGAATGTTTCCTTGTTTAATTAAAAATATGTTATCAGTTGGACTAACTGTAGCTGATACACTTCCTGATATGATACGATATGGTTCATTTGCATTTAATACATATGATGCTGTTAATGCATAAGATGCTGTTATATCATAAAGCAATCCGGGAAGTAATTGTGATGGTTTAAATTGTCTTGTATATGTCATTATGCCCATCTCCCTTTAACAATTATTAAATCTGTAACATCAATTGTATATCCTAATGCTACCGTATCAAATACAATTGTTTGTGTTGCTAACGTATCAGTAGGTGTCCATGTATAACATTGTTTATCAATATATTGACCATTTATAAATAAATCAAATTCATTACCCGTTGCTGTTACTAATGTAACTGGATTTATTTTTGGTGTTCCTGCAATTGTTACTGTTGTGGTATTAACACGAGTAGCTTGTTTTTCAGTTAACACAGTTAAATATAACATTGTAGTTGCATTAATTGTATTAGTACTACCACCACCTGTTGCTACAACAGATCCGCCACTTACAATTCTAGATTGTACTTGTAATAATTGTACCGGTACTGTTGTTGTATTAAATAAATCAACCCCAACATCTATTACTTGATCAAATGAAACTTTTTTAACTGAATACATTGTTTTTAATGTATTAATTCTAGTTTCTTGTTCTGATAATAATGTACCTTGAACTGTTAATGTATTTGTAGATCTTACTAATCTATCTTCCCCAATTGTATTAACTGTTTCAAATGAAAATTGCCCTAATGTAGTTGGAAATTTATTTGTTTCATTACCCCACGCAAACCGACCATATGGCATTATCTGATCAACTAACTCATTCATTTGTGTTGTAAAATCGCACCACAACATGATATCATATTCAATAGTTACATATTTAGGTATATCTATTACATATAATTGTTCTGATGATGCTGGTTGATTAGTTGGTATTGGGAATATCGAATCTTCAAATCTATTTCTAGAATTATATTTACTACGATAAATTAAATGAGAACCGGGTTGTGTATGATTAACATCTAAGCCTTTTACCATATCTCGTTCTACAATCGAATTACGTTTTAACATGATTATCGGAGATTGAAGCATCCCCTTTTCATCACGCAAATAACCTAATCTACGAACATTATCCCATTTCTCACCATTTGCAAAAATAACTGGTACTGTTAATACTTGACCATTATCAGTAACCTGCGGTCTAATTTCATTTTCAATATACCATTTAATTGCATAATCGATGTCATATGGTGTACGTTTAGGTGTCTTAATTACATCACTATCACGTCTTGTTTGTTCGGCTCTATTTAAAATACGATCATTGGCTAAACCTTCCGTATGTTTTGGATTAGGTTTATTAGTTTTACGATCTATATTTTCTCTATTAAAATTCGACATTAGAATCCTTTATATGCAGACGAATTATTATTTCCACCTCTACGTAAATTTTTAATTCCAGCTGGTGTTTGTCTAGTTGCATGAGCATCAATTAACACAGATACACTATAACCATGTTCCGAACCATTTGGCCATGTTTCTGGATTTTTACCTACGAAATATTGATTAGCATCTACATTATCCACTTCATAATATTCATTGTCCCAGAAAATAATATCCCCGGCTTCTGGATAAAAATCTGCTCTTTCTAATATATCCCTAGAAACTCCAAATTGAGCTGTACGTGTATATGTATGACCATAATCATCCATATTAGCAGTTTTGCTTTCTTTTGTTATTAAACATGGAATTAGTATAGAATCATTGTATGATTTTGCATTTGATTCGCCGTATATATTAGAATTACTAGCTTCTATAATTAATTTATAAAATTCAATTTCAGTATCTATAATTGCATTTAATAGTTCTCTATTAATAGATGCTAAAAATCTCGCGTCTCGTTTTCCACCAAATAGTGCCATATCTTATCTCCTTACCCAACATATATTTTAAGCGGAACTTTTGCTAGAATCTCATTCATTTGAGTTGATTCAGTATTTTGACGAGTTAACATTTGTTCTTTTGTTAATTTATCTAAAAATTCTCGAAGCTGAGTAATTAATGATTCTTTCTCAGCTTGTCCTTGTGATACTAAGTCACTACCATTTAAAGTAACTTCTGCATTTGGTATTGGAATTGATGAATATTTTCCACGAACTAAGCCTAACATTTCCTTTGCAATTGCAGATCCATATTTTAATATCCAAGCACGGCCCATATCATTAATGCTCCCGTATGGTTGATATGTATATGGTATATTTGATGCGTCACTTACAACACCGTTTATAAGTGCGGTATTACCAAATAAAATAGCGTCTTTGCTTTTTTCTTCTTCGAATAAATATTCGAACCAAACTTCATTATAATGTATAGAAGATGCAGATGAACCGGTACCGGTAGTTGGTATTGGCCAAAACTTAATATCATCTCCATGTA